CCGGTCTCATGGTATGCCCTGACGACTTGGATCAGTTCGACCCGTGGCGCCTTGCCGCCATTCAAACCGAGAACATAACACTCAGGCACCCGAGGCCTGACGTCTCTGTTGCTATTCAGGGCAAAGGTGGTCTTATCACCAACGCCCCCAACGTGGCCAATATCAACCAAGGTCCCAACATGCTTGGTGACGGTTTGGGTAACTCATTGACCCCCGCGACATACGGCAACACGTCCAGTACGCCCACACCCGGCGACATCGAGGTATCATAAAATGGCTGACATAAGCATACTCCAACTACCACCAGCGACGTATTTAAACGTAAACGACGTCACGGTTATTGTTCAAGACGGTGTTACAAAGAAAGCCGCTATTGCGCTGTTCCAAGGCAGTACTACTTACACAGTAGCCACATTACCTAACGCGACCTCCTCTGGGGTTGGTGCAAGGGCCTTTGTTACTAACGCGTTGTCGCCAACCTTTGGGTCGACTGTTGTTGGAGGTGGCTCAGTTTCTACGCCGGTGTATTCCGACGGCACAAACTGGAAAGTTGGATAATGGACTCGCAGGACCTATTCAACGCGGCGATCACGCTGTCAGGTGCTTTTGGAGGTTGGATCTTGAAAACGATCTGGGACGCAATCAAGGACCTGAAAGCTGAAGTGCGTGAGTTAAACCGCGAGGTCAATCAGGACTTCGTGCGACGCGAAGACTTTAAAGATTCCATTGTTGAGATCAAAGAGATGCTCAACAAAATATTTGACAAATTGGATAACAAGGCGGACAAGTGAAATGGTTAGTTTCAGCACTGGTCATCGTTTGTTTTTTGGTCGGTGCTGAACCTAAAGTTGCTTGTCACGTAAGAGAGTTTTACAACATTGCTTGGACGATCCACAACCCGTCTGAGCGTCACCAACAGCTATCAGCTTGGTTGACAAACAACACACCGTTCTGCAGAAGCCAAGATTTAGTAGTCATCTGGAATAATTTGAGTGAGTGGGCAGGAGCGGCAGATTCTGCAGAGATTAGGAGCAAGGTCATACATGGCTATAAGAACGCACTTGATCGAGAAAAAAAATGATCCAGCTACACAAATGGTACCCATTTGTGCACCCAACTCCCTACGACGTTAAATCAATTGCTTTTGAAAAAAGACTAGAACGACTTCAATTTGAATACGAACAAGCAATCAAAGCTGAAAAGGTAAGAAGAGCAGTTGAAGAATACGATCTTGAGTTGTATAACAAACGGGCGTACCAAACAACAGTCGAGTTAGAGATATTTTCTAATAAAAGACATTTTGACAAATACGTATGACAAAGAGACCGACACGCAAACCTCAAGTGGAAACAAAGGAAAAGTTGACGCTGTGGGTGACACTCATGGTAAGCACGACCCTATGTATCTCCGTATTGGCCATGGTAACCAGCTTTATGCTGGGTCTGTGGGCCAAGGAAGTGGACAACGCAGAAATTTTCAAGATGATTTCACCCGCGTTTTCTACTCTGATCGGCGGCATGATTGGGTTCCTGTCTGGTATCAAACTGATGCAGAACGAAGACAAAAAACCGAGTTGTAAGGATTAAACATGTTAGAGATTTTAAGTGGCGGCCTACTGGGCTCTATTTTTGGCGGTATCTTCCGACTAGCACCCGAGGTGCTCAAGTGGATGGACAAGAAGAACGAGCGTGAGCATGAACTCAACATGTTCCGATTCCAGTGCGATTTAGAAGCCCAGCGTGGCCAGCAGAAGTTAGCCGAGATCGGCGCACAGCGCGAAGCCGCGGTGGACGTTGGTGTGATGGACGCGTTCAACGCGGCAATCAACCAACAGGCTGTAATGGTCAAAGCCGCAGGCGGCTGGGTAGCCAGCCTGTCAGCCTCTGTGCGCCCTGTAGTGACCTACTGGGTGCTGTTTGTGTGGTCGTTCATCCACGTCTGGTTTGCGTACAACGCGTGGCTTGGTGGCGCTGTGGCCGCCGAGGTGTTCCGCACCATGATGACCCCCGACTTCTCAGCCTTGTTGTCAGGCACCATTAACTACTGGTTCCTCGACCGCACACTTTCTAAACGCGGACTATGAACCTAGAACTAGCGGCGGCAATGTGCCGCCAGTTTGAAGGGTACAGGGCTAAACCGTACCTGTGCCCCGCCGGAGTGGCAACCATAGGGTACGGGTCCACCTACTACGCAGACGGGCGCAAGGTGACCCTAGAAGACCCTCCCATGGACGAGCCCACAGCTAGGGCTCTCTTGATGACCGAGTTGCAACACAACTACCTGCCCGGGGTGTTGCGTAACTGCCCCATTCTTGCGGCGGATGAGCGCAGGTGCAACGCCATCGTGGACTTCTGCTACAACCTCGGAGTTGGCAGACTACAGACGTCCACACTCAAGCGCAAAATCAACGCGCAAGACTGGGAAGGCGCCAAGGAGCAGTTGATGCTCTGGACCAAGGGCGGCGGCAAGGTCTTGCCCGGTTTGCTCAAAAGACGAACGGCTGAATGCGCTTTACTTTAAGGGCATAACAGCCCTTTTTTATGGGTAATTATCTATAGGAGCGCAAGACTATGGCACGAGCACACGACAAACCAATTCCACGTAAAACGACCGGAAAAGACAAGACGTACAACCCCACTGACAAAGGTGCGGGCATGACGGCTAAAGGTCGTGCTGAGTACAACGCTAAGAACAATTCAAATTTGAAGCCCCCTGCACCCAACCCTAAGACCAAGGCAGATGCAGGGCGTAAAGCCAGTTTTTGTGCACGCATGGAAGGCGTGGTTGCTAAAGCCAAGGGTCCAGCAGAACGTGCAAAAGCATCTTTGAAGAGTTGGAACTGCTGATGAAACCCGGACTGTACGCGAACATCCACGCGAAGCAAGAACGAATTAAAAACCAGAAAGCCAAAGGGCTTCCTGTTGAGACGATGAGAAAACCCGGCACCAAGGGTGCACCCACAGCGCAGGCGTTCAAGGACTCTGCAAAGACAAAAAGGAAATAACCATGGCTTCTACTTACAAACCCCGTATCGACCACTCCAAGAAGGACTACGAGTCCGAAGCCTCTGACATGGCGCAGGACAAGAAGGTCGTCAAAAAAGCGTTCAAGATGCACGAAGAGCAAGCCCACGGTGGCGAGAAGACAGACTTGTCTAAGCTCAAAAAAGGTGGCCGCGCTAAGATGAAGGGCACTGTGCGTACGTACAAGGCTGGTGGTTTGATCGGCGTAAAGAGCGACGACAAACAACCTAAGGCAAAAAGCCCCAAAAAGACAGTTGAAAAATACAACATGGGTGGCGCTTGCTAAATGCCCATCAAGTCTAAGTCTCAACAGCGCTTAATGCAGGGGGTGGCTCACTCCCCTGAGTTTGCCAAAAAAGTTGGCATCAAGCAGTCTGTAGGCAAAGAGTTTGTGAAGGCAGGCCCCGCTCAGAAAAAACTTCCAGAGCGCATTAAGAAAAAATAATGGCAAGCAACTACGACAACACCTCTAACACCACTGGTCAAACGACTATCTCGGTTGACCAGATGATTTCGTTCGCCTACAAAGAGGCGGGCAAGCTGTCAGAGGAGTTGACGCCGGAGTACATCAACGCGGCCCGTCAGGCGCTGTGGTACATCCTGATCAACCTGTCAAACCGCGGTGTGAACCTGTGGTTGCTTGATTACATTGTGATGGGTAGCGAGGCCCAACAGCGCGCGTACACACTGCCTGTGGGCACCGTGGACATTCGCGAGGCCAACTACCGCACGTTGACCACACCGTCTGCCACAACAGACACAACGCAGGTGTTCAACACAACCACGTTGGCTTTGTCGTACAGCATCGCGGCTGGCGCGTCTGCTAAAGCATACTTCAGTGGTAACCCACGTTTCTTGAGCGCAGGTTTCTATTGTGAGACTGCCAACACCACGTTGACTGTTGAGTACAGCTATGATGACATCACATGGGCTTCAGTTGGCACGGTGAGCAACAGCGCGGTGAATAACTGGGGCTACATACAAATTGACGGATCTCCTGCCGCAGGTTTCTGGCGTTTCCGTAACACAGGCGCAACACCGATTGTGGTACGTGCTTTGTCGTTGGCTTCTGTTCAGCAGGACATTCCCATGGCCCGCATGAACCGCAACGACTACTTCAGCCTGCCTAACAAAGATTTTCTCGGTGTGCGCGCGTTACAGTTTTGGATGGACCGTCAGGTTACGCCTGAGATCAACGTGTGGCCAGTGCCACAGAGCGCGTTCCAAGTGTTCCAATTTATTGTTGAGATGCAACCCCAAGACGTTGGTCGATTGACTGACGAGATTGCTGTTCCAGACCGTTGGGTGCCTGCCATCCAAGGCCAGTTGTCACACCGTTTGGCCAAGCTGTTGCCCGGTATTGACCCTGCACGAATTCAAATGCTGAAACAAGATGCCGCAGAGGCAACGCTGTCGGCCGAAGATGAAGACCGCGATAAGTCTCCTATTTACTTCCGTCCGAATGTTTCCTACTACACCCGATAAGAAGAAATAAATATGGCACAAGCGGGATTTACACCAATTCAACTTTATTTCAGTTCCACCGCGGCGGCGGTGCCCATTGCTGGCAATTTAATTGCCGGCGAGGTGGCGCTGAACACCACCGACGGCAAACTGTATTTTAAAGACAGCGGCGGTCTCGTTAAGACCCTTGCAGACTCTTCAACAGCAACCGGTAACTTGCCCGGCGGCACAGCGGGCGCTATTGTTTACCAAAGCGCGCCAAGCACAACAACATACTTGACCCTTGGTACGGCAGGACGCATGCTGTTCTCAAACGGCACAACGCCAGCGTACTCAGTAGCCCCCACTGCCGGCGGTATCGTGTACTCCACAGGCACAGCGCCAGCGTTTGCGGCACTTGGCGCGGCGGGTTCTTTGTTGTACTCAAACGGCACAACACCAGCCTACGCGTCTATCGGCGCGGTGGGTTCGATTGTTTACTCAAACGGCACAGCGCCCACATCACTGCCTATCGGTGCACTTGACTATGTGTTGACGTCTACTGGCACGATACCTCAGTTTGTGAGCCAAGCCAGTTTGTCTGTGGGCAGTGCGGCCACCGCGGGTTACGCAACAAACGCAGGCGCCGCAACATCAGCGACAACAGCAACAACGTCAACCAACTTGGCTAACGGCGCGGCTAATCAACTGCCGTTCCAAACGGCGGCTAACACCACGTCGTTTATTGGCTCACCTTCAACAACAGGCACTGTGCTTGGTTGGACTGGGTCCGCGTTTGCATGGGTGTCAGCGCCAGCCGCAACGACAACTGCAAACATCTCTGGTGGCGCTCAGTACCAGATTCCGTTCCAAAGCGGTGTTAGCACAACAACGTTCAACGCAAACCTGACGTTCAATTCTGCTACCAACACAATAGGCACAACAAACATTACTGCCACAGGTGCGGTTGGTGCTAATTCAATTTCGTCCGCGTCAAGCATTGGTGCGGCAACAATAATCACTGCAGGTAACTCAATCACTGCAGGCACAACAGTTAATGCGGGCACTTCGATTACCGCAGGTACGTCGATAACTGGTGCAAACGTTATTGCGAATACAGCAATCAACACAAGTCAGGCGCAAGGGGCGTTTAGTTACGGCACTTTGAACCACACAGACACAAACATTTTCTCGTCGCATCAAACGTCTGTTAACAGCTACGCGCAAAATATTATTCAAAACACAAACAGCGGGTCTACAGCTTCTGTAGACTACATTGTTTCTAATGACCAAGGAACGGCGACAACGTTCTATGGTGACTTTGGTATGAATAGCTCGACCTACACAGGTATCGGGCCTTTCCAGTTACCAAACGCGGTGTATTTGTACTCCACAAATTCTGATCTTGTTATCGGCACTAAAACAGCGCACGAGTTGCGTTTGGTGACCAACGATAATTCTGCAGACTCAATGACAATCAGCGCCACCGGCTCTGTTGCATTTAACGGCGACTATGGTGTCAACAACCAGATTCTGACCAGTACAGGCAGTGTAACGCCACCTGTGTGGAGGACACCCTCTGCTATTGTGATTGGTACGGCGACTAACATTGCTGGTGGTGTTGCTGGTGCAGTACCTTACCAGTCTGCACCTAGCACAACAGCGTTTACTGCCGCTGGTACAGCAGGACAAATTCTCACCAGTAACGGAGCAGGCGCGCCAACGTGGGCAACGCTTTCTGTCGCTGATAATTCACTTCTTTGGTATTTCATGGGTTAAGGATAAAACATGGCACAAACTCCAATCTCCACATCGGTTCTGTATAACTCAAGCACACCGACAACAATTTACACAGTACCCAGTGGCAAAACTGCTGTTGTCAAGGGTGTTCTAGCCACGTCATTGACAGCGGCATATGATGCAGTTACTGTGAATAAAGTAAGTGGCGGAACAACTTACCCCATTGTTAAAAACACTGTCAGTGGATATGACACACAAACGAGCACTTATTATTGGGAAAAAGGTGTAGCAACACTTAACCTGTTGGAAGCACCAATCACACTTGCCGCTGGTGATTCAATTTCTATTTCCACCACAGGAACAAGCTATTACAAAACTGAAAAAGCAGTAAATAGTACTGACTACAGAATTGGAAACATTGCATATTTAAACGGTAACTACATTGCTGTTGGTATTGAAAATTCAACAGGTGTTAGTTTAATTTTGACCAGCACAGACGGTATTACTTACATAAGACAAACAATATCCGCATTGGTGTATTTGACCAATGTCACTTACGGTAACGGGTATTATGTTGTTTGTAATGCTACTGGTGGAACAATCCACTACAGCACGGATTTGGTGACTTGGACTGCAGTGTCTTTACCTACCACTAATGCTTGCTATGCAATTACATACGGCGGGGATAAATTTGTAACTGGTGGTGCGAATGGGGCTAGTTATTACGCAACCTCTACGCCATTGAGTTGGACGGCATCAACAATATTTAACGGCAATGTAATTTATTCTATTGCTTATATCGGAACAAATTATTTCTTTGGTGTTGCTGGTACATCGTACTACACAGCGGACTTTGCAACGTACACGCAACCGTATGTTTCAATGGCTTCAACCGATACAATGAATTCATTTACAGTCTCTAATAATAAAGTTTTAGCAACTAATACTAAAGTCCCGTTTAACAACCCAAATACCTTTTTAAGAACGTCTGCTGATGGGGTAAGCTTTGCAAACCAGACGACCGTAGCTAACGGAATGATTAACTATCCCGGTTATCCTGTTTATGCCGCAAACGGTGGATATTTTATTTATAGGTATTACAACAGCGGAAACAACGGTGAATATATCACCTCATCCAATGGACTAACTTGGTCTCCTGACACGTATTCAGCTTTAACAGGGTATAACCAAACAGGTGGAACAAGTATGTCTGCCGCTTGGTTAAATACATCAGTCGGCACGTACCAGAATAAAATTCTTGTCTACCAATACGCCAGCGGAAATTATTATATTCAAGGGGCTAATATAAACACCAGCGGACAGATAGTATCGCAGAATTTTAGTTTTACTTCGTCTGTATATCAAGCCAGTACTTGGCAAGGAGAACCAGTTTTTGCGGGAAACCCGTTTAATGGTTCTTGGAGATCAATTGGTTACTACGCTAACGGGGGAGCTAATTCCACGCCTTTCTACTACGGCACAAGTTCAACAGCGGGGTCTGATAGTCAGAAAAATAACGGTATTGATAACGCATCATACGGATACACGGTTGGATACGGAATATCAGTAGGTGTTATGCCAAATAACGCATGGTTTTTCGCTGGAACAACAAACGGATGGGTGTTGCGATCAGTAGGAGCTTCTAACGGATGGGGGCCATATATGGGCAACCCAACATGGATCACTAACCCCACAGGGTTTGATTGGAATGCCGCAGGTGGTGGAAGTAGTGGAGTCGTTGGTTTTGCACGAAGTGGCGATTTATCTACGAGCATAATGATAATCCTTTGGGCTAACGGCTACTACGCTAGAACAGTAAACCAAGGAACAAATTGGACATTTGGCAATATTGGTATGTCAAACATTCCTTCCCATGCCTCCATGTTTAATAGCCCAATTGCTTACAATAACGGAAAATTC